GAGAAATAGGCAGCCAAAGCATCTGTCTTGCCCCTGTAGCGACCGTCAATCGGGGAGATTGCGGTAAGTAAATCAAGTTCCATACGTCGTATTTATGATAATTATCGGATTGCAAAATTACGGCTTTTTTCCGAGTAATCAGGTATAATGGGGAAATAAATTAAAAAAATGAAGTTTCAGAATAAAAAAATAGCTTTGCATACTATATACAAAGCTAAAATCCGCAACAANGCCGACCCTCTGCTTGTAAGGCAGAAAAGACTAACACATAACTAATTATCTCACAAACAATTATCAAGACAAGCTGCTTTTGTTATAAACTATTTCAAATTAGACTTCTGTTTTAACAACTCTATTTCATGGTTCAAAAGAGCAATTTCTTGCTCTTGAGCACTACATTTTCGCAACGCTTGCCGGAGTTGTTCTCGAAGCGAAACTATTATCTTATCCTTTTCTTCCATTATCTTATATTTTAAAAGAAAACATAATGCACGATTATAACAGAAAACAACACATCAGAGATTGCTATTTTTCAATAGCATTATCCATACTATCCATATTAATGGGGATTGCCTCCATAATCATATCCATTATAGTTATTTGCAAATAGCAATTATCGAAACAATAAAGGAAGCGAAAGCTATAACCACAGCAAGAATACTAAATTTCTTAGCTGTACGGTCAATTTTCCTCTCCTGTTCCAATCCTTGAAAGGCCCCTTGGCTGGCAAAATCATTTCCGTGCGCATTCAATGAATACGAAGCCCATGTTTCATCTGTTAACTCTGCCATCAAACTTCCATATACTTTCAGTATATCATTCACTTGAGACATTAGCCGCCAGTCAGCCTCAATATTTAGTTTCTCAAAATCAATTTCACCATCATTCTTATAAGCTTCAAGAATGATATAATTTGCAATTTCCTGTGGCTTATTCATATTTAACTCCTTTCATAAAAAGGCTTTCCCACGCGATTTATATGCTCACCGATAGGAGTTCCTATATTCTTATTGTAATCAACCACATCGACCTTATATAACAAGCCCAAATCCTCTATTTGGATATTGATATCCATTAGCTGATTAAAGGTAATACCATCCCCTACTGCAGCCAAGTCAATATCAGAACCTTCGGAATACGTACCTTTGGCACGGGAACCGAAAATAAGCACCTTTTCTATATTGGGATGACGCCGGAATACACTACAAATATCCGTTATTACCGTATCACTTAAACCGTACATAAACCATCCTGATTATTGTTCATATTTTGCTTTTCCTTAAAAAGTCTATTATCCAGTTGCCTTAGAAGCTTCGAGTACTCATCATATATTTTAACAACAATCTCTCCTGCTTCTCCCTCGTTATATATATGAGAAGTCGTATTCCTTGCTTTTGCCATTCTTCTCCATGAGTCATGATCGGATAATAATCCGTCTTCAAAGGCCTTTTGCAATACAGGATTAGGACCACTAATACCCTCATATCCCTTATATCTTAAAAAATCCTGCAAGACTTTCCATGCGAGCTCAAATGTATATTCAAAACGTTGAACCAGTCCTTCCATTTCCAATTCTGATAAGTCTTGGGGTTTTCTAACTGATTCCGTTAATTCCAATACCCGACTACAAGCCCGGTGAAAACTGTCATATCTTTGCAACCAACGTATATCTTGTTCCATAATTTTGCTTTCTTCTTTAATTTATTCTACCCTTTTATATCTACGAGGATTTACAATTGTTAGAGGATATAAGTTAAACTCATTTTCATTAATAATTTTCAAAGGTACCTTATCACGACTTGATACATTTTCGTTATCAACAATATCATAAGTGTACATATATTTAGCATCCCTCGACAAAGAGAAGTAATAAGTATCTTCAAAACTTGCCCAAGATGTTCTTATCTTCCCAAATATTTTATCATCATAACCATTTTCAAGCAAGCCTGAAACTGAAATTTTTCTAGGAATATCATATACTTCTAAGAATTCCATAGTTCTTGAATTATCATCTGTTTGAAATTTCCCATGAAATACATCAAGTACCGCTTTCTGTTCTTCAGTATAATATTCTTTTATATCTTCATCTTCACCGCAAGCTGAGAACAAAAACAAAAGTACAAATGCCAAATAATGCCCTATAATTTTCCTCATTTTATATATCTACTTATTCATTAATACATTAATCAATCTCTCTTTCTCTTGAAGAAGTTTGTCTTTCGCATCAATAACTTCTTTCAAATGCTTTATCTCAACCAATGCACTTTCAAGTTTTTCTTTACAATCCAAGTTTAAAGAATCCACATTATTATTCTGACCTAAAACGATACTATTATTTCCTGTATTAGATTGATTGTTATTTACTGAATTATCAAAGAAAATAGTTATTGGAACATTAAAAATAGCAGCAAGCTCACGAAGCAATGAGGTGTTAACATCTTCTTTATCAAGCATATCGTATACGGCTTGTTTTGTCTTACCCAATCGTTTTGCCAAATCTGCAACTTCAATATTTTGTTTAAGCATTAACTCTTTGATTACCAACCCAATTTTCATACATTTAAAGTTTTTATTTAATCATATTCATTATTTTCTTGAAAAATATTTCAAGTTTTTCTTGTTTATATTTCAAGAAAACATTTAATTTGCACCATAAAGTTAGTGCAAAAGCGCAATAACAGCAAAATAAAGTTGGAATAAAAACAGCAAAATAGATTATTAACTCTAAAAAAGACAAGATATGGGACAATTTAGTTGGTTTACACAAGACACCAATCATCGCATTGTAAATGGCGAGAATTACAAAGTCGTAATGACTGATGATAAAGGAAACAAGTATGTAGAACAATGCTATGAAGGCTATGGGGAGTTCGGAGGCAAAGACTACTACGAACTTCTTGCAGAAATGAACGGCTTAGGTTCAGATAGAGAAAAGGGGATCGAACTTGCTTTTGAAAATTCCCCTAACGGCAGAAATCCAGATATCAAGCATCCATCAATAACTGAGAATGGAGAGTATTTCGGAGGTAAAGCACCCGAATCAGACCCAGACCAAGGCTTTCCTGATATTGACGAAGATGAAGAATGGGAGGATGAAGAATGATATGAACAACAGCACAGATATTTCATAAGAAATTAGTCGATAACAAAAAGTAGATAATCAATCCCGGCCGGGCTTGACCACCTTGCCGGGAACTCAGACAATAATATCAGGTATATGGAAAATCAATTAGAAATTATTAAATCCAATCTCCCTTATGGCTATGAGGGGAGCATTGCAAAAGAAGCAGGATGTTCAAAAGGCACAGTACATAATATCCTTAACAACAAGCCTGCATCTGCCCGTTCAGCTTATAAGGCTAAAGTTCTCACAATAGCAACCAGAATGGCTAAAGAAGCCTTGGAAGCCTCAAAAGGAGTTTCTAAAGCGGCAGCCGAATTAGAAACATTGCAAAATGGAACTACAAGCGAACAATGAATTAACCAAGCGTGAAAATCAAATCGCTGGACTTGCCTTTTGCGGACTCGCAAAGAAAGAAATGGCAGACAGGCTTCATGTGGCTTACGGAACTATCAACGTATTGCTCGACAAAGCATACAAAAAGACCGGAACCAGCAAATTAAATGAACTGGGGTCATGGTGGGCCAATAGAGTATTTACTCTAAACATAGATTTTCAACAGCTACAAAAAACGATTATAGCTCTTTGCTTCTTGGGAATAGTAATATTCCAATTTTCAGTAGATAATCATCACGATTATTACTACCGAACAAGAAGAGGAAGAACGCAAAGATACAAGACAGAAGAAATATCTCAACCTAATTATAAACAGGCAGCATAGCATAGAGTTGCAATGTGTTTCAGATAGTGAAGAAAGCTCGTAACCAATAATTAACCAACCAAAGAAACAGCTAAAATGGGAGAAAGATATTTAGAAAGAATTGTAGCAAGCGGCATAAAAATCGGAACGATTCAGACGCTTAAAGCATTAGGACTACTGCCGGAGGTGGTAACAATCTCCCAAGCAGAAAAGATATACGGACGTCGTCTCATTACAGAATGGCGTAGTAAGGAATGGATAAAGTTTTATCCTGCAAAGAACAAGGAACGCGGCAAGTATTATGTGAAAATGTCCGAACTGGAAACAGCAAGTGCCATGATGGATATTCATAATAAAGTACCGGCCAACATAATCAAAGTATTAATGCAAGTACCATGACTGCAAAAGATATACAAATAGGGCAGAACATTTCAGCCGGATTCTTTTTCCGGTGCGGACATTACGGGGATGATGTGGACTACGCCATTATTACCGGAGTGGTTATACGCAAATTGGAATGCTATAATCAGGTGCTTGTTGATGTCGATTTAGAACAATCGTTTAATAGTCCCGGCAAATCAGTCTGGGTACGGTTAGACAAAGCAGATTTTAATATTAACAACTAAAATTCTCATTATGAGCAGTATTATTCAAGTTAAGATGGAAGAGCTAGATGCGCTTCCAGCAACGAAAATTGTCGAAAATGAAGGTGTACAAGCAAAGTTTATTCAAATGTACAATGCAATTTGGGGTACGGATAAGGGTGAGCAGATGTACCACAAAGAAGTATTCAATTTTCAAAAATTACTTCGGGATAACCCCGATGTAGCCACTTCAAGCAAAATGTCCCTTTATGGTTGTTTCCTTGATATCGCAGTTAATGGACTAACATTAGACCAGACAGGGCATCCGCTCTGCTATATTCTGAGTCGCAACTGCAAAACTGGGTACAAAAACGAACATGGGAACGATATTTACGAAAAACGTGCATACGTTTCAGTTACCGGCTACGGTGAACTTACCATGCGTATGCGTGCCGGCCAAATTAAATATGCTGACAACCCCGTCGTCGTTTATGAGGGAGACCATTTCAAGGCATCTTTAGTCAATGGAGTAAAAAACATCGAGTATGAAGCACAATGCCCCCGCACATCAACCAAGGTTATTGCAGCATTCATACGCATTGTACGCAATGATAATTCAGTGGACTATCAATGGCTCATGCAAGGGGATATTGAACGTTTGAAGCATTATAGCGAAAAAGCAAATTCCAAATGGAATGAGCAGACCAGACGGAGAGAACTTGGTAATGCCAATGCTTTATACACTTCCAATAATGGCGGTATTGACCCCGGTTTCCTTGAAAACAAAATGATTAAACACGCCTTCGACGCATACCCTAAAGTACGTACCGGAAAATATACCATTATGGCAACCGACCAGGAGGAGGAAGAAATCATCGATTATGGAATTGTGGAAGATGCCAATATTGCACAGGAAGACCCAAACATTCCTTTCGGTGAAGAAAAACAGCTCACCGCACCGAAACCGGTATCTGTAAATGTCAGCAAAGCAGATGAAGAAGAAGGATTCTAACCATTAATACTTAAAGCTATGTCAACAGAATTAATAAAAGTAGAAGAGTTTACCTCTTTAATGAAAAGTGCCCCTGATGCCTTAGGGAAGAACCAAAAATCAATAGCCAACTGTAATTCAGCGGGACAGGCAATCTTAGATATGATTCAAGGAGAAGGTATGACTGATGAACTGGATGCCAAAGCTGCGGAGTATCTGAAGAAAGTCAATGTTACAATTACCAACATGAAAAGCCGTCGTGCGCCTGTCACCCAACTATTCGACCGTATCCGGTCCATTTTCACGACAGATGAAAAAGCTATTGACCCAAAAGACAAATCAACAATTCCGGGCAAAATAGCTGCAGAACGTGACAGATATGCAGCACTGAAGCGTGAAGAAGAAAGAAGGAAGCAGCAGGAGATGCAACGACAAGCCAATATTGAAAAGGAAAAAGGAACGTATCGGCTTGCTATTGAACAGGCTATCAATACACACATGAGTTCCTATTTTGCCGAACAACAGAAGAATCTGAGCCATATTTGGGAAAGCATTACACTGGCTACATTTGAGCTGAAAGAAAAGAGTATTAGAGGTTGGTCAACTCTGTATCCTCGTGAGCACTTCGACACTTTCAATCAAGACATTACAACTTACTATTTGGACGCACAAACCAAAGAGAATATCAAGGCTGAAATTCTAAACAATAAATATTCCGCTTTCTCTCAACAGTATAAGTTTGACATGGAGGATTTACGTCAGTCATTTATCGACCGTCTTTCCTCCAAAAAGCAAGAACTTATTGAGGAAGAAGAATTGCGTAAGAAAGATGCTGAAGCTGCTGCCAAAGCGGAAACCGAAAGGAAACAACGGGAAGAAGAGGAGCGAAAACAACGTGAACTTGAAATACAGCAAAAAGAACATGAGCAGCAACAAAAAGCGGAGTCTTCTATACAATCCGCACAAATGAATAGTCTGTTTGCAACGGCTGCCGCTTCTGTTACAACAAGAACCAGCAAAGCCAAAATGACTGAAAGGATTAAAATACTACACCCTGCCGGCTTCTTGGAAATATATCAGATGTGGTGGATAAATGAAGGTCAGAATCTAACAATAGAAGAACTTGAAAAAATCCACAAAAAGATGATTTCCTTCTGCGAAAAGAAAGCCAACAGCGATGATGAAATGAAAATCAAATCAAAATATATCCGATACGAAGAAGAAGTTAAAGCAGGAAAGTAATGGCAAATCCGGATTCATATTACTTGCGTACAGAAGTCAGCAACTCCGATCTGACAGAACTCAAAAACTATCTTTATCCCCGTACCCAGTATGGGGATAAAGAAAAAGCCTTCAAGTTTGGGACATTGGTAGATGCACTTATTACCGAAAACGAACGGGTACATTATAGTAAGCGCATGGTGGATGATGTAACCTATTCACGGGAAGATTTCGAGTTAGGCCTTGCCATGAGGGAAGCTTTAAGAAAAGAGGCAAGAAAAGACGAGTTCCTTAGAGCCGTTCTTTCCAACTCCGATACCCAGAAATTCATGGTAAACAAATCCCAGAGGTTTCTCTACGGAAACTTCGAGTACACTCTTGATACCCGATGTAAATGGGATTGGTGGTTACCTAGTTTTGGATTTGGTGGAGATTTAAAGACCACTTTTGCAGAATCACAAAACCAGTTCAATGAAGCTATAGATTTTTTTGATTGGGACCGTTCCAGAGCATGGTATATGGATATAGCAGGAAGCCAACAGGACTTTATCTATGCCATCAGCAAGAAGAACCTGAAAATATTCAAAGCATTCATTAGACGCGACGATGATACCTATAAACGTGGGAAAGAGAAATATGATGATTTAGCTTTTAAATGGTGGCAACTAATGGTCTAATTATATTTTATCAGAAAAATGAATAGAAAATTATTAAAAGCATTAGATGATAATGGCTTCGTTACTATTGATTTTCCCGAAGGAAGTGTGAAAGTTAATCCAGATACTTTGCAAGTATATACTCCCAAGGGGTATCCTGCAAAACAAAGGATTCTTTTCGGTTATAAAGCATCAATTATAACCTTCTGTTTAGGAAACAAACGACAAAAGACATACCATCTTTTCGAACACCGATTAGTTGTATATCTTTTTGGTGACGCAAATCACAATGTTATCAGCAAAGTTGCAGGAGGTGGCAGTAAGTATGAAATTATAGATCATTTAGACTCTAATAAGTTAAACAATCTTCCTGAGAATTTGCAAATCGTTACTAAAAGGCAGAATTCTAGTAAAGAGAAAACAATAAAGTCCGGGTTGCCTGTTGGAGTATCTTTAGACAAAAGAAGAAACAAATATCAAGCCAAGATCCAAATAAACGGTAAGAGAAAAACATCCAAATGCTTTGATACACCATCTGAAGCCAGCCAAGCTTATATTGAAATGCTAAATTCTTTATAATATGAACATACTTATCACACCCAAAGAACAAATCTGCAAGGAACTTACAGATATTGACTCATTCCTCAATATAACAATGAGCGAAAATGCAGAAGAAGCCGTGTTGCGCGGAAATGACTTGGCCGTATATGTCGCCCGTTCAGGAAAGTTATTAGCTGATGCTAAATATTGGCTTAACGAAGCCATGAATTCCGAAACAATGAAAACACTTGCCGAAACAGCCAAAAATGCCAAGGCTACAGCTACGGCAATAAACGCTTTAGTAAACTCCCTTTGCAGGGAAGAACGATATTTGGTCGATTGGTGTGAACGGTGCAATCGAACCGCAACACATCAGCTATCATGGTGCGTAACAATAATAAGCAAAGCCAAAGAAGAAATGAAAATGGCTGGTATGTACAACAATAACAACAGACAAAAATGCTAAACGACCAAGAAGCACCCAAATACTTGCTTTGGCTTTTTATAGCCATTATCCTAATGGGATTAGACGAAAACATTACTGGATTCCCATTCATCATGGGAGCCGGTATAATCATATATCTATTTATTAACATGCTTATTCTTACATCAAAGGATGAGCCTAAAAAAGAGAACAATGGAAACTGCAAAAATTGACATCAAGCAGGCTGTCATTAAAAAAGACAGATTAAATGTTGTGTACAACGAGCGATTCACAGAAGCCAACTACACAAACAAGGTTACCAAGAATTGCGACCAAATCGTACATTCCGAACTGAAGGAGATTTTTAATCACTTGAAACTGCATCTTGTGGTATTATGCGAGCAACCCGAAGCGGAGAAAATCTACAAGTCAAGTTTTACATCACCGGGCTTTGTTGAAACTCTGAATAACTACTTCATTACCGGATATGCCAATGATAGCAACGATGGAGTACCGGGTATAACCATAATGGGAGGCAAATTACTACAATCCGGTAAAATTGTGGATTTGAAAATCTTTACTCCATTCGGAGACGAAGAATATAAATTTTCAGAAGAACTACAAATAGATGCAGCAGCTTGCGATGCGGAAGTGGAAGCATATCTCTTTGAAGAGAAATGGGGCATTAAGCAAGAGCGGTTAGACTTTGATAGCGATATCCCCGATGAAGCTGTTACCGATGCAGAAGAACTTCCTGCAGAAGAAGAAAAGCCTAAAAGAAAAGGCAGAAAGACCAAAACTATAGCTCCTGCCGCTTAATCAAATTCGGGGCTGATTTTTGTCAGCCCCATAAAACTCTAAATTACAAGTCATGATTATAGAATTAAAAGGAAACGTTTTTGAAGTTACTTTCAAGTACAAGCCCACTATTGTTGACAGAATACGTCAAATCACAGGCAAGAGATATGACGGAAGCAGAAAGAAATGGCTTATTCCTGTTTCCAGTCGTGTCGAACTTGAAAAAATGGTCTATCAAATCAGACCATTTGAAAATATCCAATGGGTTACAGGACAACAGAAACAAGAAGAAGAGGAAGAAGTTGCATACAATATACCGGAGCTGCCGGAGCTTGATATTCCCCACTTACTAAAAGTAAACCCATATCCCTATCAATTAAAAGGAATTGCAAGAGGATTACAGCTCAAACGATTCATGAATTGCGACGAGCCGGGCCTTGGAAAGACACTGCAAAGCATTGCAACCATTAATCTTGGGAATGCCTTTCCTTGTTTGGTTATTTGTCCTTCTGCCTTAAAGGTTAATTGGGAAAGAGAATGGCATAAGTTCACAGATAAAAAGGCAATGGTACTGACGGATAAAGTACGAGATACATGGACTTTCTTTTATCAGACTGGCATGTATCAGGTATTCATCGTTAATTATGAATCGCTTAAAAAATACTTTGTACAACGTATCAAAAAAGAATCTGGTTGGACTTTAAGAGATGTGGAATTCAGAAACAGCATCCAACTTTTCAAATCTGTAATCATTGATGAAAGCCACCGTTGCAAATCATCATCCACTCAGCAAGCTAAATTCTGTAAAGGTATATGCAATGGTAAGGAATGGGTCATTGAACTTACCGGAACTCCGGTTGTCAATAAGCCTAAAGATTTAATTCCGCAGTTATCTATCCTTTCCAGAATGGAAGATTTTGGAGGATATAAGACATTCGTCAATAGATATTGCTCCGGTCAGAATGAAGCATCAAATCTGAAAGAACTGAACTATATGTTATGGACTAAATGTATGTTCCGGCGTGAAAAGTCATTGGTGCTGACAGACCTTCCCGATAAAATACGACAAGTAAATACTTGTGAGATAACTAACCGCAAGGAGTATATCGACGCAGAGCGTGATCTTATCATGTACCTACAAAAATACAAAGAAGCGGATGATGAAAAGATAGAGAAAGCATTACGAGGTGAAGTCATGGTGCGTATTAATATCCTCCGCCAAATATCAGCCAGAGGGAAAGTACGTGATGTAATTGAGTTCGTAAAAGACTTTCGTGAGAATGGAAAGAAAATCATCCTCTTTTGCTCACTTCACGAAGTGGTAGATCAACTGAAAAGCTATTTTCCTACGGCTGTATCTGTAACAGGAAGGGACTCACAAGATGAGAAACAAAGAGCAGTGGATTCTTTTCAAAACAATCCCAAAACGGATATTATCATCTGTTCCATTAAAGCTGCAGGAGTCGGACTGACCCTAACTGCATCAAGCAATGTTGCCTTTGTTGAATTCCCCTGGACTTATGCCGATTGTTGCCAGTGCGAAGACCGTGCGCATCGTATAGGGCAAAAGGATTCTGTAACCTGTTACTATTTCCTCGGCCGACGTACCATTGACGAGAAGGTTTACCGTATCATTCAAAATAAGAAAGCCATTGCCAAAGATGTTACCGGTTCCACGGAAGATATAGAAGAGAATATCGTTGATATGGTAGCTAATATTTTCAGCACAGATTATGATGATGAAGGTTTCTAAAATAACACCACAACAAAAAATAGACCGGCTGAAAAAAGCCGGCTATCAAGTTCAAGAAAAAGGTAATAAAATCCGTGCCGCTAAAGGTTCTTTGATAATCAATGGCACTATAAACCAAGTACACAAAGAAGTTTTTAACCGATAATTATATTGATATGAATACGTATAGCAAATATGTACCCAATGTTTTTCTCGCAAAATGCAGTGAAAAACACGAAAAAGGAGAAGTTATTGAAGTTACAACCAAATATGGCAAAGAGAATGAATGTATTGTATTCAATCTCATCTATGAACGTGAAGGCTTTTATTATTACTCCATCGTCAGAGCTGACGGATTTAATGTGCAAGAATGGGCCAAACAAAGAGCCGAGCGCCGCCATGATTGGGCCCAGTCTGCCGGACAAAAAAGTAACGAATATTTCAACCGCTCGAACAAAGACAAAGATTTTCTTTCTCTTGGAGAGCCAATTAAGGTCGGGCACCATAGTGAGAAACGGCATCGAAAAGCGATTAATGATGCTTGGAACAATATGGGAAAAAGTGTTGAATTTAGCGACAAGGCTGCCGAACACGAAAGAATTGCCAAATATTGGGAAGAAAAGGCAAACACTATCAATCTTTCTATGCCGGAAAGTATCGATTTCTACGAACACAAGTTAGAGAAAGCGAAAGAATATCATGAGGGATTGAAATCCGGCAAATATCTGCGTGAGCACTCCTATTCTCTCGCTTATGCCAAGAAAGCAGTTAATGAAGCACAAAAGAATTACGAATTGGCTAAAAAGCTATGGGGAGATTTAGAGAAAGTATAATTGCAAAATTTGAAAATATAAGTATGAAAAAGGTAATTGGGAAAATATATATCTATAAGGTACTGCCACCTTATAAGAATTGGTACAGTATCACGACTGATGACGGGCTAAATCGTAGTAATGTTGTAATTGTTGGGAAAAAGCAATTATTGAAAGTCGCTTTAGCCTTGATTGTTATGGCTATTTTTAATAAAAGGACTACTATAAATAAATTCAAATCTAATATCCAATGAAAAATGTAACGAAACTCGCCAAAAAATCAGCAGGGCTTAGTCAAAGATGTTCGATTTGTCCGCTTTTGAGAAGATGTGATCCAGAAATAAACAGAATTTGCTTTGATAGTTTTGTGGAAGGCTTTAAGAAGGGGGCTAAAACAGCAGAAAAAGAAATAAACAAGAAATTCAAATCTGAAAAGAAATGAATAAACCATATAAATTAAGTAAGGATTATCGGCTTCTTAAAAAGTTGCTGGATAATGGTAATGAGATAGTGTGCTTTTTTGACGGAGAAGTTTGTAGGGGAAGAGTGCTTGAAGACAAGAGATATTATTTCTCTGTGCGTGGATGGTGTTATAATGACTTCTCAAAAGTATGTTCACAGGCTTCTTTTTCCGAATACATGAGTCAAGACAATGTGGAATTTATCATACCAAATAACGCATAACAAGATAGATATGAATAATATATTTACAATTTGCTATTCAGAAGAAGAGGCTAACGAAATTGGACATTTCATAATGCGAAAAGGCTATGAAGGTGTTCAAAATGACAGTTACAGATATTGTCGTGAAGCGATTCGGTGGGCTTTCAGACAAGCTAAAAGACATCATTCAAATTGCATCTACATTGGCGTTAGAGGTTGTCAAATGATTGTATCCAAGAACAAAAGGAGACTTCGCAGGAACAGACTAAAATACATTGAGAAGAAACGAATATTTTACAACTTATTGAGCAGCTATTCAGAACGAATAGCAAAAATGACTAAAGAAAAATGTGTTGTATGCGGAAAAGAAACTGTATCAGTCATTAAGACTGATGCAGGCTATATCTGCTATAACTGTTATGCTGAGCAAAAGAATCCATCCAAAAGAAAAAGGAAGAAAAACAACGAGGAAGAACGTATGCAATGCAAGTTCTTTGAAGAAGTGGGAAAGCTATTCCCTAGGTTGCCCAATAAACTTCTTTTCGCTGTTCCGAATGGTGGAAGCCGCCATATAAGGGAAGCCGCTAATCTCAAACGGCAAGGTGTAACTTCCGGCGTATCCGATGTTATCCTACTAATCCCAAAGAAAGGCTACGCTTCGCTATGTATAGAGTTTAAGACAAAGAAAGGCATCCAATCGAAAGAACAAAAAGAATTTCAAAGGCAAGCGGAAAACTGCCGAAATAAGTATGTTATTGCCCGCAGTGTCAAACAAGGCATTGACGCACTAAAGGAATATCTGCTATAAAGGTGAGGGGGGCGCTATTCACGAGACCCCCTCACTGCTATTTTGAGACTTTTATAAATTCATTGTAATCAATCTTTGTGTTGGGATTAAAATTAACCAATTCCAGTTTATACCCCTTTGTGCCCCAACTCCACCACAAGAATTTTCGTTTTGGGATTCGATGAACAGCAGCCGCCAGACTATCACGAATATTATAATAAACCGTAGAATCCTTGAAACAGGCTATCACATGAGACCATTTGCTATTAACCTCTAAACAATCCGACCTGTCCGGAAGTGGATGCCAACGGTCTGCATAGATTGTTTCTGTTGAATGAATCCCGGTTTTAACCAAAGCCTCAAGATGCTTGTTTTTAATTCCGAGTTCTTTTATTGTTTGAGCATCATCTGCACGATACTCTTTCAGCTCATCAATAGTCAAGTTCAATGCCGATACGGAAACAGCATTTAAACTATCCTGAATTTTATAACGCTCGATCTCTTTATTTAATACAGAAATATTATTTGAATGACGAGCACATTCACTATGCAAACCCCTATTGTATTTAATTAAGATACCAATAACCAATATTAGTATCCCGACAGCCATCAGCATCCACTTCTTCATTTGATTTTAAGATAATTAATAATACCAATAACATGAGTCTCTACAATACTTTTCTTCCCTTCTTCCGATAATAAGAAATCCACATCTTCCATATTATCCTGGAATAAGTTTTCGGTCAAAACTGCCGGACACTTTGTGTGCTTCAAGATGTAGAAGTTGCTTTCCTTATCTGCATCACCGTCTGTGGTATCCTTGCGCACCTTCATATCCGGCAAAAGCTGTCCGGCCGCTGCATATAGACAATCAGCCAGTCTGTCGGCTTTCGTCTGACCTGCCGAAGTCCATGCTTCCCAACCGCGCGCCTGCATCCAGGCAGAACCATTTCCCGCTGCATTACAGTGAATGGATACAAGGATAGTGTCACCGGACTTGTATTCGTTTGCCCTACGACAACGCTCGGATAAGGGGACATCTATTTCCTCTTTGACGATACGTTCGGCATCAACGCCTTGTTTGCGCAATTCCGCTTCCAAACGTACAGCAATCTCACGGGCATACGCATACTCTTTCAATCTTCCGTCCGGTGAACACTTGCCCGGAGTGTTACTTCCGTGTCCGTTGTCAATCAATATTTTCATTCTGCACGTCCTCCTTGAAATATTTGTCATAAACCACACGAGCCACCCATCCGGCAACAACACCGACACCGAATGATACAACAGTAGTCAGATTTACCCAAAACGGAGTGTAGTGCATGTAAAGCATAACTCCCACGATGATAGCGATAACAATCGCTGCAATAATCAGTTTCTTTTTCATTCTGTTACTCCTTATTTATTCATGTTATTAAAAAATTCAACCTTAGCCTCATCAATGGCTGTTTTGATATTGGCATAGGCACGTGCGTTATTGGCGCCGACAGGATTATAGATTTCCGACTCTATTATGTCTGAAAACTTCTTTACCCAATCCGTTGACATAAACTCACTGAGCCTTTTTCCGCGGTGAATAAAGTTATCGAGTTCAATACTCCGCTTTTTGATTATGGCATTACAACGCGTCTCTATTTTTCGTCTCGTCTTCTGCTT